GACGGCTTCTTGACTGTCGATTCTATCACATCATATGCAAAAAGTAAATGAACTTGGTCTTTTTCTTCCTTTATTTTTACTTTGCCATACTTAAAGACGGTATCTTTGTATGGTCCTTGTAAAAATTTGATGTGAACAGTTGTTGCATCATTTTTAGGATAGATGTAACAAAAATCAATGCCTTCTATCATTTAAGATTCCTCGGCTTCAAATGTTTGATCAATATCATCTTGCATGATTTCGGTAGCAGCAACACGATATTTTCTTTCGACGAATTCTTGGAAAGATTTTTGTTTTAGAACAGGCAACCAGAAATCTTTAGATTCGGTTTCTTTCAGTCGATATTTTTTATCCTCGACTTCGCCAGTTGTCACATCTACTTTCGAATACCAACCATTGGTTGGCTTGATGACATGTCCGGATTCCAGCGCAATATCAAGTAGGCCTGACCAACGGCTAATACCACCATCAAAAGATACGCTAACAGGTATTTTAGATTTTTCTTTGACATATCTAGACTTTTCTACGTTAATAATGAAGTTATAACCGGTGATTTCGGTACCTTCTTTTTCTTGTTGACGACCAATAATGAAGATGTTGTCAGCAGAATAGTAAGAACCTGTACCACCACCAACGATATCTTTAGGGAACATTCCAATTTCTTTGTAAGTATGATTGACAACAATCATTGGAATATCTTTCATTGTCAAATGTGGCGTCACCATGCGAAACAAGGACTTGACCTGTTTTGCACGGCTCATGTCTGCAACAGACTTGCCTTCAAGTGCATCCTCAACTTCTTTCTTGGAAGCCAAGTTGCCGATAGAATCGATAACGATAATCAGATGCTCACCGCGTTCAACTTTGGTGAGCTGTTGCATTATGTCGAACTTGAGTTCTTCAATATCCGTAAGAGGAGTATGGAGCACCCGCTCTGTGTCAATACCAAAACTATCGAAATAAGACTGCGGAGTACCAAACTCTGAGTCATAGAAAAGAAGCGCTGCATCTGGATATTTGTCCAAGTAAGATTTGGCCATCAACAGAGAGAAGGCTGTCTTAAAATGTTTCGATGGACCTGCCCACATCGTAAGACCTGGTGTTAAACCACCATCTAGTTTACCCGACAATGCAATATTGATTGCGGGAACTGCCGTCGGAATCATATCCTTTTCAGTGAAGAATTTCGATTTCGCCAGAATAGCAGAGTCTTTGATACTGCTGTTCTTTTTAATTTTATCAAGAATACTCATTTAATTTCCTTTTCATAAAGTATGTCAAGCAAAAAAGTCTTCCAAGGAATTACTCTTTTCTGATTTCCATTTCATGCAATCCAATATCACGCGAATTGGTTCCAAAAATGCTTTGTCGAATTGTACATCGTAATCAATATACCTGTCAAGATCAAACTCTTTCGGTATTCTAGACGGGAAAGAAATCACGGTATCTTTGAAGTGATTCGGCATTTTAAGATAGGTGAACTTGATCTTCTCACCTTCTTGTATCTTCTGATACTTCTTTTCCAATCCCATCAATTTCAGATTGTGATTGTATATGATGGCACCTTTAACGTGAATTGGTGTACCTTTCTTATATAGTGTAACTGCATCAGAATAAGTGTTCAATCCGTTAAGTCCACGAGGAAAAGATATTTCTTCCGGTGGCAACTTTTTAAACTCTTCCCGAAACTTGACAATAAACTTCTGTACATCTTCTTCTGTACCAATCATCATCAACTTAATTGCCTCTTTCATCTTCTCGCGAATGGCAGATGGTGTGGAAGATTTGATCATTTCAAGACCCATGACTTTCATCTGAGGTTCTTTGTACTGAACACCTTCGTTGTTATACACATTCAGAATGTATCGTTTCTTGGCAGTCCAAACACCTTTGTTGGACAGACCTTCGCGTTTCATTTGCATCTTTTGTGAATATGCCTTAACATAGTCAGCAAGTTCTCCATAAGACTTGTCAATGAACGGTTGAATCTTAGCCTCACAAACTTTATCCATGAAGGATATCGTCCTGTTAATATCTTGACTTCTTTCCCCCATCGCAGATTGCACCAAAGGTCCAAGATTGAGATAGATCGAGTCAGTATCTGATGCAATGACATAATCAACACTTTCTGTTTTAAGAATTTTGTTCATGTATTCGTTGATCTTGTTTTCAATCCAACGAATTGAGAGTTGACCGGCAGTGGTAACACCAAGTGCCATACGCAGGTCATAGAATCGGAAGTACTGTGAACCCAACGCACCATAAGCGGAGTTCAGAGAAACTTTCTTTGCAAGTTGTAGGTTGTTATAACGTGCAATACGTTTTTCGATATCAAACTTCTTTGATTCGTCTGTTTCGTTTTCATATTCCTGTTTTGCCGCCAACATCATCTTCTTGAATTTGCTGCGGTCAACATACATCTCTTCCATCATCTTTGGCAGGAAACCCTGTACATCTGTTCTGAAGAACTGTCCGTTGGGTGTAATTGTTGCACCTGTCAACTTACTGGTGTCTACTTTCTTGTACAACAGTTTTTCAACATCAACGCCTTGAGAAAGAATCTCACGCATTTCAGGTGTGTAGTTTTCTGGTTCAATCAGTGTTTCTGGTGAAATGTTGTACTGCATCATCAAGTGAGGATACAGACTGTTCAAGTCAAAACTGGCAACCCAGTTGTGTAGACCAACCTGTGGTTCTTTCACATATGCACCTTCGAATGCAGAATCTTTGTCTTGCACTTCGCGTGGTGGCACAATGATCTTCTGCTGTAAAAGATAAGAATATGTCAGAGAATCCCACATACGTGTCTGTGCAAATACATCTTCGTAGTTGCATTTGGTATCATATGCAAGAGTAAGTGCCAGTTCCAGAAGTTTCAGTTTGTCTTCCAGTTTCAGAATCAGTTTAACGTCTTTGATGTTATACTCAATGAACTTCTGAAAATTCAGACGATAGAGTTGATGCAGGTTGTCATACTCTTCATACGAAATCTTACCTTCACCGAGCTCGACGTTTGCAATATTGTCTAGGCGATAAGATTCTTGTGACTTTCCACCTGGCGCATACCACTTGTAAAGTTCGATATAGTCTAGTGATTCAACGCCGACAAAACTGTATGCAATCAGTTGGCGACCATTGATAATGGTTTTGCGTTCAGAGATGTAATTCCAAGGAGATAGTTTCTTCGTATCATCTTCACCGAGAATCTTACGAAAACGATTGACGAGATACGGAATATCGAAAAACTTTGTGTTCCAACCCGTGATAACATCAGGACAATTTTCAATCCAGAGTGTCAGAAACTTTCTGCAAAGAGTCCATTCGTCTTTACACTTGACATACACTTCTTCGCCTTGCACTTCATAGTCACCACAACCAAACACATAGGTTTTGCCATTGACATAGGTGATTGCAATCGCGGTGATGGGTTCGTTCGCTAGATACGGATCAGGGAATCCGTTTTCTGAACCAACCTCAATATCGACGATGGCGATAGATACTCTCTCTTGATCCCACTCGACCATACCTGGATGTTGTTCAGCAATGAATGCGTATTCATACCTGGTGTTACCATAGATTTTAGGTGCACCAGGAATGCCATCATACTTCTTAAAAAACTCACGTGCTTCGTAGATGCTGTCGAAACGTTTCTCAACAAGATCCAGACCATCCAGTGACTTGTGTGTGCCCTTATCTTTTCTGGCAGGAAGGTAGAGTGAGGGTTCGTAATCAATTTTTTGTTTGACACGTTTGCCATCCATGATTCCGCGATACAGAATCTTGCCGCCGATGGCTTGTACATTGGTATAGAAGTTAGACATTAACCAGTGATGATGCTTTGTTGTTTGGGTAGAACGATTCCTGAACCGAATATCTGATCATAGTTTGACTTGAAATCTTCAGCGGGTTCATAATCATACACAATATGAACTCTCTTTATTGTAACAGTACTTCCAGTTTTTTGTTCGGAGTGGAGTGGAAAAGGTGAGAACCCTACATTAGGCATACCATCTTTTCCTCGGACAACAGAAATGCCTACAGGATTCTTTAGAGTAATGGCAGTATCGGTTTCCTCAACAAGTTCACCCAACACTTCCTCATGTGTAATTAATTTAAGAGTAACAATTTTCATGTGTGACCTTTCATGTTTATATAAATACTTATGAAATATATTATAACACAAACTTGATTTCCTGTCAATACACTCAAAAATAGAGGTAAAAATGTTCAAAAAGCTTGCCGTATCGGTGCTTTTTGTCATGGCCACATCAACAATGGCTCAGACCATTGTAACTGATTCGACTTCCAACAGCACAAGTAATTCTTTTTCCAGAACGGAATCCAAAGTAGAGTCTCCTCCACCTTCAGCTATTGCTCCAGCAGTCACAACTATCAATAATGACTTATGTGTCGTTGGTGCTTCTGGTGCAGTTCAAACACAAATATTCGGTATATCTGTAGGAACCACCAACAGAGACATGAATTGCGAGAGAATAAAACTCGCTAAAAATTTATATGATATGGGAATGAAAGTTGCTGCTGTTGCAACACTGTGTCAAGACCGTAGAGTTTTTGATGCAATGATGAACGCAGGAACTCCTTGCCCAATAGAAGGTAAAATTGGTGCAGAAGCCAGAGCATACTGGGAAGAAAATCCAGGTAAAATTCCAGCTCCAGTAAAAGAGAAATGATTAAAAAATTTGTAGCAACAGTATTGATGTTGCTATCATTCTCGGCATTTGCTCAAGCGTCAAAAACTGAAGTTTATTTCGGTGATGACACTTGGGTAAATGTTACTTTACAATTTTCTTTTCCTATGTATGGAAAAGTATTTACAAACAGTTTCATGTTTAGTAATGGAGTTGTTGGACTTTTTGGTGTCAATACACAACCACAAAATTCATTTTGTTGTTCTGGTGTACAGGTCAATAATCAACTGACTGGCTTCAATTACACAATTATGCCAATGC